CTAATTCGCTTTGAGACATTTCTCTTTTACCTTTTTTAATTTCTAGAATAATTACTTTAATAAAATTAATCATTCCATTTATTTCTGGATCTGAAATTTGTTCTTGAAGATCAGATAGATGAGACATTGCTGCCATATAAAGATCAATTGGCATTTCATCAAAAGTTTCTGAAAGTGTCTCTTTTATAAGTTGTTTAAGTTCTGATTTTTTCATATTATTTCATAATGTTTTAAAACTTCATTAAAATCATTATATTTTAATTTACCATCTTGAATCCATTTATACATTACTGTCCAATGAGCTGGTGTTATTTTATCACCAATCCAAGAAATCATTTCATTTGGTGTTGAAAACGCCATTTCTTCGATAATAACTTCTTTTATAAGTTGTTTAAGTTCTGTTTTTTTCATTTTAATGTGATTTTAATTCGTTGATAAGTGCGTAATATCTTAAAAGTTGGAGGACATGTTCATCTGTCGCAACCGCTCCTTTCATGAAATTATTCAAGTTATTTTTAACTTCATTCAATTTAATCTTGGTAATATCATCTTCAACTTTTTCCATCAATATTAACAATTGGTCCTTAATTTCTGGAACTCTTGCTTCGATATAATCTTTAAGATGAGTTGAATTACTGATATTAGTAATGTATTGTTCCAATAGATTTTTCTGTTCAATTGATAATCCGTCATACCGTTCATTGAATAATTCAACTAAACGTTTATAAGCAAGCAGGCGAATATCTTTATCTATTTTGGAATAAGCTTCTTTAATTTCAGAAACGACAGTTTCCTTTTTAATATCTTTTTGAATGATATGCTCAATTAAAGTAAACTTAGAAGTAACTAAATCTGCTGGCTCTAATTTTTTATTTTCGAATAATTTATAAATAGAGGCATATACTTTATAATCATTAATTCTATATTTAAAAAATGCATTTATATCAAATGTTTCTCTAATCGACTTAATAAGATTATATTTCTCATCAGTTAATTTTTGAGAATTTAATTTCTTTCTTTCTTTTAAGCATTCATTAACTAAGGCATCTGCTTTATTTTCAGAATCAAACTTATTTTTCGTAAGAGTTTGAAAGAGCTGCCATTCTTTATATATTTCGGTTTTTGGATTAAAAAATTCCTTAATAATTAATACTGCAGCACTATCTTTACCTGAGATGATATCAGAAGTGATCTGACGAGTAAGCAATTCAAATAGAATACCCGTATTACGTAATTTACTATGTGTTTTCGACATTTTTATAATAATTTTAAATGATTATTGTTAACCACTATCTAAATAACTCTTTTTTTTCAATAAATAAAGCATATATTATTAATTATCTTATCTTTTAGTTTTTTTTGTAAATACATTAAAATTTTCATAAAAGAACATTTTCATCCATAAACGTATCATCATCTCGACTTTCACGTAAAAGATTTCTATCTTTTTGTGCAGTCGATTCTCTTGCTAATGGAGATCCACCATGTGGTCTATATTTCAGTTGATTTTTAATATTAGTAGCTGGTTTCCGATCTCTTTTATCTTTCTGAGGATCTACGGTTGTTAATAATGGATTTTTAAGTCCTTGCCGCTTATATAATTCCACTTCCGGTTTTTTCTTAACTGTTGGTTTAACTTTAACAACTTTTTTCTTCGTAGCTCTTTCAGCTTCTTTTTTATCCGAATCACCTATTTTTGGATGTCGGCCAGCTTCTGGAGTTTTTGGGGCCGGTGGGGGAGCTTTTTCTGCTGTTTCTTCGGCTTCTTGTCCAGTTGCATTTAAATCTTCTCCTTCCTCTTCTCTTTCGGTTTGACTTTTATCAATAGATGAATCAAATTCTTCGTCTCCTTCATCTCCAGGCATTGTATCATCTTCAGCATCTAATCCAAAGTCGGCGGCAGGATCTTCTCCTTCTTCTTCTATTTTACCATGTCTGAATGATTTCTTAAGGTCATAAATAATATTTTCTTCTTCATCTTCAGCTTCTTCATCTGACATATCAAAGATATTATTATAAATCCATTTATCAGAATGTAATTTAAGTTCTTTTATTCTTCCAGCTAAATCAGTTTTATTTGATAATAATTCTACTTTTTCATTTTCAAATACAGTAGAAGGAGATGACATTTCAATTTCAAAATCAATAATATCTTCTACTGAATATCCTTGTGCGTAAAGGTGGATTACTGCAATTTTTGTTAATTCACTAATAAGAATTTTTTGTACTTTATCAATAGATCTAGCAAATCTTAAGTCCTGGGCTGCCAATGTGCTGTTCTTGATTACAATTCCATTTTCGATCAAATAATTATGATTTTCATTTTCAACTTCTAAATTATAAGTATCAATTGTTTCATTAAGCCATTCTATTTTAATTGATTTTTGTTGAATTTCTAAAGTTGTTTGTAAACTTTCATTTAAAGAATTTTGAGCTTCAATTTCGGTACCATCTTTTAATAATAAATGGTGATCAGGTGTACAAATAAAATCTGTTCCATTATCTAAATAAACTTTTATTACTTGAGTATCCAATCTTGTTTTTTCAGCTAATTTAATTTTACTTGGAATAGCAGAATTAGTTTTAAAATCGAATGAATAAACCCATAAATTTGGATCTACATTTAAACTAAATATATCAGATAATTCTTTAATAGTTAATTTTCTTCCATCTAATAATGGAATAATAGTATTTGGTCCAAGGCATTTATTGCCTAATCCTTCGGTATCATTTAAAAATGCCATTGGAACTTTTAATGCCGCAAACATTCTTTGTTGTAAGAAATCTAAATCTTCTATACCAGTCCATTGCATTCCTGGTAATGTTTCAATTCTTGTTCCGCTCTTATCACCTCTAACTGGTAAATAAAAGTCTTCTTGTTGATTTTGAAGATTATATCTTAAATTAAATTCACCTGTAGTTTCATTAATAATTGGAATTTTTTTCATTTTATTAATGATATTTTGCATATGTGCTTCAACTTGATCTGGAGCAATAGTACCAACATCCACATAAAATAACCTTTTATCTGGGGCTCTTGTTATTCTATGAATTAGCATGGCATCAATCATTAATGTTAATTGATTCCAAATTTTTCTTGCATTTTCTAAAATAGACCTACCATATGGTAAATAATTTGAATCTGAAAGTAATCTAAAGTGAGCCACTTCATAATTTTCTAATTCTGTTTGAGTAACAGTTCTTTTTGTATAACTTATTAATGATGTACCAAGTGATTCATCATATTTAAATTTAACTAAATCTGGATTTGCCGGATCTTCATATCTTTCCATTCCATAAGATGAAAGTGGAATAACATTTGTAACACCAACTGTTTCAACAATATCTAATTTTAAGAAAAAGTCACCATATTTAACTAAATTTCTTACCCACCAAGATAAGTTAAATTCAATATTTAATACATCATAAAATAAATTTTCTAATGAACTTTTAATACTGTCTTTAGTACTATTTATAGTAAGTAATTCGCCATATTCATTTCTAAGACATGTTTCTTCTGAATAAATATCTAACACTGAACTAACCAAGGGGTCCTGATCCATTAACTCAAAATTCCGATATAAATCCGCTCGCATGGTGTTAAATCCCATACCAGAAATATTTCCACCAACTTCATAAAAATGTTGATAAACACTTCCTTGTTGGTCAATAAGACGATTTGTTTCGACATTCTTTACGACTTGGAGATTGTCGACGTCAAATACTTTTATTTTATCACCTTCTTCGTATTTTAGAACGATTGAGCTCGAAAAAAACTTTTTTAACTTATTAAAAAATTGATTTCCTTGACTTTTATTTACTGCCATTTCAATTTTATTTTGATTGTTTTTAATTATCTTAATCTTGGTGCATCTATTAGCCAACCAATATCTTCGTCTGGTACATTTTGTGCTATTGGCATCGAATATTGTTTTTTAACCGTTTCTTCAATATTAAATGCAAGTGATGATTTAATTGATGAACCCATACTTTGTAAAGCACTTGTAGTTAATGCTAAACCATGCTTATTTAATCTATTATATGAATCTCTTACAAATAATCCAATACTAAATGACATAACAAGGTCATCATTATATCCAGATTGTGCTTGAGGTTTCGCCCCTTTCCAAACAAATACATCTAATTCATCTGCTAATCTACTGGAATGGATTATAACTGCTTTTTCATTAAAATACATTTCTAATTTACCTATTACTAAAGGTCTTGTTCTTCCAGATGTAGTAAATCCTGGAACCTGAGTCATATCACTGACATCCATATTTTTACGAATAAATGCTTCTGGATTTCCGAACATTCCTCTGCTCGTATAATATAAATTTGGATAATCTAATTGAATTGCTTCTTGAACAACATCCCATCCGATACTAGCATTTTCAATAATTAATAATCCCATATTATATTCAACTCCTAATTCACATAACAATTTAGCATAATCTCTTGTACTAATTTGTCCTTTAAATTCAGCAACCTGTTCACAATTTTCAACATCTATAACATGACAAGCTGAATAGTCACTTCCATCGCCCCTTGCAACATCACCAACAATTATATATTCTCTACCTGGAATTGGAAATTGCCAGATCCATAAATCATTTTGAGGTCCGGTTTTTTTAAGTGGTTCTATGATATAATTATCTCTGAAAAATTTAATAACTGATTGTTCAATTACTGAATTACCAGATGTCAAAAAATCGGAATCACATTCTTGACTTGCTAATCGATGTCCTAATTCAGCTGTCTGATCATCTCTCCATTT